CGCCGTCGATGAAGACGGAGATCTGGTCAACGTCGAAGTCTCTGGTTTGTGGCATGTGTTAGATCACTCCTGTTACACCGTGACGGTCATCTCGAGACCGAACTCGTGGACGTTCCCGGAGAGGGTCCCCTCGATAGAGATCCCGCTCCAGACGCGGTTCGCCTTCTCGTCGTCGGTCAGCTGGTCGATCGACGGCACGTTCACCGAGACCTCGGCGAACGGGTCGTCGGCGCCGCCGACGTCGCTGGCGAAGGCCGACTTGATGGTCGACGAGATCATCGTCCGCCCGTCCTGCGTGAACGGGACGCGGTCCTCGCGCAGCCGCAGCGAGGTCAGCGCGTTCTCGACGATCTCCGCCGCGTACGCCTCGGTCGTCGAGACGTCGAAGTACTGGTAGTTGCTCGAGGCGCCCGCCGTCGACACCGAGTTCGAGAGGACGGTTGTCCCGCCGACGTTGATGACGACGTTCACCGGCCCATCGCCGTTGACGTCGCCGCCCTCGAAGGTCTCCGCCGTCGACGGGTCGCCGACGACCGCGTCCTCGAAGTAGTCGTTCGCGAAGCCGTAGCCGTCGCCGTCGAAGAACGGGTCGAACCATGGGTCGTTCGTTGCGAGCTGGCCGAGGACCTCCCCGCCAGGCTCGCCGCTCGACTCCATTGCGATGAACGCGACCACGTCGCCGCTCGGGACGTAGCCCGCGATCTCGTGCGCCGCGGTCATCGCGGCGTCGGTGTCGGCGAAGGTCGTCCCGTCCTTGATGGGGAGGACGACGCCGGCGCGGTTGCCGCCGGCCCAGGCGACGAGCTCGTCGTACGTCCCGATGTGCTCCCGGCCGGCCTGCGTGTCCGCCCGGTGGAGACGGTCGGCGTCGACCTCTCCGAGGCGGTCAAGGCGGGTCCAGTCCGCATGGTAGTACGTGATGTCCGCGCTCGTTCCGTCGTCGGTCTTCACCTCACCGGTGTCGGTGTTAATGGCGACCTCGCCATTGTCCGGCTGCGCCGGCGGTGAGCTCGTCGAGAAGACGATGTCCCGAGCCGCGGCGGTCGGGACCGGGTCACCGAGGACCGGCGTTGTTGAGACGGCCGCGCCGTCGTCGACGGTCTCGGTCTCTTCGACTGCCTTGAGGACGACGACGATCCACTCTTCGACGCCCCGGCCTTCGAGTTCCTTCGAAGACTCGTGGACGTCCGAGCCGTTGCCGTAGTCGTTCGCTACTTCAGCGGCACTCCCGTACCGATTGACCTCGCCGAACGCCGCGTTCGGCGGCGCCGCGGTCGCCGTCCCGATGACGGCGACGTCGGTGAAGGTCGGCTGGGGGAGAGCCGCGATCTCTGCCGTAAGGTCGATGTCGACCACTGAAACTGGCATTGTGCGTGTTCTCTGTCGTGTTCTGTCGCGTTTCGGTTAGCTAACTATTCCATGTCGACGGCGTACTCGGCGTCCTCGACAGTCTCGTGGACCACCTCGTACTCGGTTGTGTACTGGACATCGACGACGCCCTCCACGCGGAGGGTCCGCTGGACACGGACCGGGCCCGTCGGCGCGGTCGAAGGATCGAGCAGTATCGGCCGCTCACCGTTCGGGCCAGTTTCGTTCAGGTCGATCTCGAAACGGATCGCGTCCCAGACGTTGCGAGCGATCTGCTCGGCGCGCACCTGGGGCGGGATCCCGTCGACAAATGACGACTGAACGGCAACCGTCACAGTGAGGCTGTCTGCCTGACGTGACCCGTGGACCTCGCGATACTCGGCCACGCCCGGCTCGTTCTCGATCCGAAGAACGTCTCCCATGGGCTGGATGTCGTCACGCTCGGCGCCTCGAGTCTCCCACCCCAGCACGAGTGCGGGGTAGGACTCGTCGTGATCGACGCCCTCCCAGTAGGGGTGGACGTCGTACTGCTGCTCGGCGCCGTCCCATCCGACGGTAGCTGTCGATGGGAACGCCTCCTCGAGGCGAGCGCGCTCTTCAGTTGTGAGCATGGGTTACAGCTCCGCCCGCTCGAGTTTCGTGTCGATCTCTTCGCCCATGATGTCGGGCGCGATGTTCTTGGCGTAGATCGCTGCCGGGCCCAGGAACGGCCGCCGAGGGATCCCGGCCTCGGGCGCTCCGAGTTCATGGACCGCACCGTACTCCTTGCTCGTCCCGATGATCCCGACAAGCGCGCCGGTGTCGACCTCGGAGGAGGACTGGATGTCCGCCCGGAGGTCGCCGCTCTCGATGAGCGGTGTACTGTGGCCCTTTGCTCGAATCGTCGATTCGTCGAGCGAGGCCCACTTCCGGCCGAGGGCATCCTTGCCCTCGCCCATGTTCGAGACCAGCCGGTTGACCGTCTTCGTGTGGACTTTTACGAGACCGTCCGTGAGGCCCTCATCGACGGCGTCTCGAACTTTGTCAAAGTTATTGTCGTCTTTGACCATTACGACACCTCTCTGAGGCCGCCGTCCTCGAGCGCCTCGTCGATACGGTTGGTTCGGCGGACAGTACGGCGTTCACCGGTCTCATCGAACCACTGTCCGCCGATGTAGCCCTGAGTCGTCGCCTCGACTGTGACCAGCTGGCGCTCTAACGGTTCAATGACCGTCTTCCGATTTTTGCACTCGCGTTCGTACGCGAGGAACTCAGCCAGCCGTTCACCGTCGAAGTCCGCGACCGCCGCGAGGGTCTCCTTGACGTTGAGGTCCTTGTAGTCCTCAAGCATCGCTGTAGAACACCCCGAGGCGGTTGGTAGTTGTCTCGTTGTTCATGATTCAGTCTCGATCCGCTCGCACTCAAGGACGTTCAGCCCATGGAGGTGCGACGGGTCGGCGTCGAGAACGACGTACGTGGAGTCGCCGTCGACGATCTCCGCCGCGTCGTCACCGCCACCGTCGCGAATCCCGCCGATGTCGCCACGGATCAGGTAGACCGTGTCGGCCTCGACTTTGGCGCCGAAGAGCTCGTTGAACGCGAGGTTGCGGCTGCCGGGATCCTCGACTGCGGTGACCGTCATCGGGGAGTCCGCGGTCGGCTCGGGATGCGGGCCGTGCGAGTCCTCCTCGACGATCTGGTAGTTCGTCAGCTCGACGTCCTTCCCGGCGCGCTTGAGTGCGCGGCGGGCGGCCGCCTTGGTACTCCGGGGCATCAGAACACCTCGAAGGTCGCGGGCGGGTCGTTGCCGAGCGTGCCCGACGTATCGTACTCGATCGCCTTCTGGCCTGGCGCCGTGGCCTCGAGGCCCTCGGCGTCGAAGGCCCCGGAGTACTGGAACGAGACTGAGCCGATCGACTCGCTGTCGACCTGGCGCTCGGCCACGAACCGGATCGAGTGGCGTGCGAGCGCGCGCTCGATCTTCGCCAGCCGGCGGTCGGTCATCCCTTCGCCGGCCAGCTGCTCGTCGACGACCATGTTCGCGTCGTCGATGTGTGGCCAGATCTCCTCGGTGCCGAGGTCCGTCTCGAACCCGCCACCGGAGACCTCGTTCGGTTCGGTCCGGTAGTCAGAAGGATCCCAGTCTGCCATCGTCTATACCTCGTGGTTACTCGCGGCGCTCGTCGATTGCGTCAAGGGCGCCCTTCCGGGCGTCGGCCTCGCGCTCGAGCTCCTCGAGTCGATCGAGATGGTCGTCGTACTCGCCGGTTGCGAGCGCCTCGGCGACCTCGTCGTTCGTCCCGTCGAGGACCTCCTGCAGTTCCTCGTCGGTGACGTCGTCGCCGCTGGCGTCGTCCTCAGGTTCGGTAGCCGTCTTGGCGTCAGCCGAGCCGTCGTCTGTCGGTTCGGACTGGCCATCGTCGACGGGCTCGAACTTGTGGGCGAACTGGTCGGCTTCGTGCTCTGTGAGCTCGACGACGTCGTCCCGGTCGAGGCGGTCGCCGTCGTGGTAGTGGTTCTCCCCGACGAAGCGGTAGGTGTCTCCCATACAGTCTCACCTGGTGATCAGGCCGTCATGTACGCGACACCCGACTGATTGGACTTCGTTCGCTTGACACGCGGGTAGACCGACCCGAGCACCGTCCAGTTGTCGCGGAAGGGGTTCTCCCACATCACCGGCTGGACCTGGGCGGCGACGCCAACGTCGACGACGTCCTCGGTCGGCCGGAACATGAGCGCGGACTTCTCGTCGAGGAAGTCCAGCTCTTCGACCTTCGAGATGTTCGAGAGGTTCTCGACGCGCTCTCGGATCGTCATGTCGCCGGAGCCCTGCGGGTCGGCGTTGTCGAGCGTGTCGTACCACTCGGTGCCGAGGTAGAGCCAGTAGCCGACGCCACCGGGCGCGAAGTTGTTGTCGTTCTTGATGACGCTCCGCAGCCGGCGGATGTCGCTGCGGATGACCGTGTCGTCGTTCGACCAGTCGGCATCCGCGTTGAGCGTGTTCGCCTGCGGGTGGTTGGTGAGGCCGTACAGCGTGTAGCCGTCGCCCTCGAAGTTGATCGTGGCGTCCCACCCATCGACAAACAGCTTCTCGATGCGCTCGTTGACGCGCCGGGAAGTGGTGGTCACGCCGAGCGTGTCCATCCCCTCGCCGGGGTTGTTCGACTCGGCCGGCCCCTCGCGGAAGCCCAGCGAGAAGCTGTCGTAGATGACCGGGACCGGGACACCGTCGTCGCCCCACGAAAGAGAGCCCTCGGCGTCCGCAGTCTCGGGCGTGGTGCCGACGCTGGCCTCGCCCTGGTCGTCGACGACCGGCCAGGTGTCGTTCTTCGCCATCAGGTCGACCTCGGTGACGAGGCCGGCCTGGCGGAGATCGGACACCAGCTTCAGGGTGTCGTCCTGGGTGCGGTAGACCGTGTCGTCGACGATCTGCCAGCTGCGCTCGGGCAGCGCGGAGTTCGTCCGGACCGCGTTCGCTCGAGCGTTGGCGACGCCGCGCTTCTGGTCGCGCAGCTGCGCCATCGCGAACTCGGGGATGTTCTTGAGGAACTCCTTGTTGTTCTGGATGCCGATGCCGCTCGCGAACTGGGTAGGATCAGAAGTCTGGCTCATCGGGTAGACACCTCGGTTGCGATCGGGACCGGGTCAGCACCGGCCGCGTTGTCGACGTCCTCCTGGGCGACCGCGACCTCGTCGCCAGCCGCGTCGTTGGCGCCGTCGAACGGGCGGACGTTCCCATTGCCGTCCGGGACGAGACGGTTCTCGGCCGAAGCGTCGACCGTCTCGCCCGCGGCCAGCAGCAGGTTGACGCCGCCGCCGGCGACAGCGATGTACTTTGCGAGCTCTCCTCCTTCGTACTCGTCGGTGATCTCCATCCCGCGCTCCCGGTCGTCCTTCGCGACCAGGACGCGAGTCGGGGAGCCACCCGTGTCGAGCTGGATGCCTCCATCGCCGGTCTCCTCGACCAGCTGGCCGGCCAGGATCGCCTCCGTGGCCTGCCCTTCGTGCTGAGAGATCTGCTCTCGGCTGTGTCGGATGACCTTGTTACTCTCGGGCATGATCAGTCACCTCCCTGACGGTCCTCGTAGGAGTCACGGCCCGCGACCGGAACCTCGGCGTCGCCGCCGGCGTCGGCCTCCGCGTCGAAGTCGCCGGGGACGCCCGCCATGTTGTAGCGGTCCTCGTCGGTCTCCTCCTCGTCGTCGACGTCGAGGGTGTTGACCATGCTCTCCTTCGCGGAGAGGGGCATCTCCTCGAGGTCGTCGTCTTCGAGGTCGGTGTGCTCCTGGAGCTGTTCGTCGAGGTTGTTCTCGCGCTCGCGCTTCTCACGCTCGACCTCGTCGCGGAGGTCGCCGTAGTCGGAGCGCAGTTCCTCGAGTTCGGTTCTGAGTTCGTCGACGTCCTCGGTCTCGGCGCCGCCGCCGGCACCCTGACCCTCGCCGGAGCCGGGCTCGGTGCCAGGCTCGGAGGGGCTCTCGGTGCCGCCCGCACCGCCGGCATCCTCCTCGGCCGTCTCGGCCCAGTTGAGGATCTGCTTTGCGCAGTCCGTGCCAGCGAGTGCTTCGGCGTTCTCTCGATCGAGACCGTGTTCGTCGACCAGCTTGTCGATGGTGTCGTCGTCGGTCATGTCGTTCGGATCGGTGCTGGAGGAGGGGTCGCCGGATCCAGCCTGTCCGGCCCCGGTATCCGCCGGGTCGTCGCCGTTGCCTGTGCCATCGCCGGGGCTGCCGGTTGCGTCCCCGTCGGCGTCTCCGTCGCCCCTGAGCTCCGCTCCTCCACCATCGCCGTCGCCGAAGTACCGGTGAAGAAGCGCGTAGAAGCCGCGGAGGAGGCCTTCGTCCTGACTCACGTCGGACTCGGTAGACCCAGCATCAGACCGGCCGTCGCCGACCAGGCCCTCATCTGCTGGGTTGATCCGCCCCGACGGGGCACCCACGCCGACGTTCGTCGTCGACGCAGACTCGCCGCCCGGGAGGAACTGGAACGTGCCGTCCTCGTCGAACGTGTTGCCGACAGCGAACGGCGAGCCCTCCAGCGCACTCTCGAACTCCGAGCGGTAATTCGCCCGGTCATCCGTCTCGGCGGGGTCGACCACGACGTGGAGGCCGGGGTCGTGCGTCCCCGACGTCCGGATCGCAGTGACGCCGGCGACACCGTTCAGCGCCTCGACGGCGCCGTCCATCTCGTCCTCGTCGAACGTCCCGCCGACTGTCCCGAAGGTGTGCGTGTAGAGCGCGGCGTTGTCACGGACGTCACGGTCGAACTCCTCCTCGAGGAGGCGGCGCGCCTCCTGTGCTGCCGACTGGTACGCATCCTCCGGGATGTCAGCGGTGTGGCCCCGGCCGCCGATGACGCCGTCAAGGCCGCCCTCGTTCAGCTGACCAGTCCGCGGGTTCACCACGGGGAACATCATCAGCTCCCGGGCGGTCTCCGCCTCGACCTCGCCGAGGAGGGTGAGCGACGCGATCTCCTCGCGCGCCTCCTGGTTGAGGTCGTCGACGGTCACCTGGTCGCCGTCCGTCTCGATATCGAGCGCGTTGAGGAACGCCGAGAGCGTCTTCTCGACCTCCTCCCACGACGTCGTCTCCGTGTCGTCGAACTCGGGGGTGCGGGCCTCCGAGCGCACGTTCAGGATGGTGCGGTGGTTGGCCCGGATCCCGCCGTCAGCCGCGACCGGCTGGCGGACGTTCGTCGCTGCGGACGGATCACGGCCGAGGCCGCACCCGTCGGCGACCGAGCAGTTGCCCTCCTTGGTCGGGAGGAGGGCGAGGTGGTCGGGTTCGAGGTCGACCTGGACATAGTCGTACCGGTCTCCCTCGTGGGTGCCGCGGTCGACGTCAACGTCGGCGTGGTAGCCCGTCGAAACCTCGCCGTGGCGGCCAGCCTCGATGGCGTTGACGTAGCTCCCGAGGAGGCCATCGTGCTCGCCGACCTCGTCGGCACGGATCCAGACCTGGCCAGCGAGCTTCGAGTCGTGCGTCCGTGGGCTCCGGAAGTCGCCGACGATCGTCGCTTCGGTCGTCGGGTCGTCCAGGAGGCCGTACGTTCCGTCCGGGCGCTCCGGATGCGGGAGTGTGAGGGGCGTCCCCTCCCACTCGGCCTCGACGTTCGCGATCTCCTCGGCGGGGAGGAACTCGCGACGGACGCCGGCGCCGTTCTCGCGCGGGTAGAGGTAGACCCCCTCCTGGTGCGCGACGACTGGCGCGACGAGATACTCTGTCCCGTCTTCGGTGATGCGCTCGAAGCCCTGTGCTTGACTCGTGGACTGGGATGCTGCTGAACTCATAAGTATCGTCCTCCTGTCAGTCGACGACTCCGGTCATCGCGCACACGCAGTTCGGGTGAACTGGGAGTGCCGCCATGACCTCCTTGACCGGGTAGGGGCCGTCAGCCGCGAAGGCCCGGCACTGGGCGCACGGGTTGCTCGTCGCGACGTTCGCCTTCTCGATGCCGAGCTCCTGGAACCGCCTGCCCGTCGCCTGGGCGTGCGCGTTCATCGTCTCGGTCCGAGCGAACGTGATGCCCCGATTGCCCTCGATCGCCGAGACCTCGGAGGTCAACGTCCGGGCCATCTTCTTGGTGCCACTGCCCGAGGCGAGCTCGTTCGAGAGCACGCGGGCGATCCGCTGCTCGGCCGCGTTTCCGATGCCGTCGAGCTGGGAGTAGGCCCGCGTGTACAGCGTCTCGAGCGCCTTCCGGTGGACCGGCCGGTTCAACGCCTGGCCGATCGTGATGCCGTCGACGTCGAGGCCCGCTGCTCGGGCCTGCTTGGTACCCCAGTTGAGGCCGCGCCCGTAGGAGCTCTCGACGTACGTAGCCGTCCAGTGCTCGCCGGCGCGCGCCGTCGCGAGGTCCGACCGCTCGACCAACCCACGGTCGAGGGCGTCCCGGAACCAGTTGAGGAACGCCTCCTGCCGGCCGGCGTTCGTCTCGAACTGGAAGCCGTCCCCGGGCGTGATGTCGTCGGCCGCGTTGACGAGGTCCCGCGGCGCCGTCGGCGTCGACATGTCGACGCCCTTGATGCGGAGCGCGTCGTTCGCGGTGACCGTGGTTCGGATGGCGCCTCGCAGTGCGCGGAACCGCCGGCTGATCTCGCGCCGGAGGACCTCCTGCTGCGTGGCCATCTTCGCCGGGCCCGACCGGGACTCGGTGGCGTTGGTCCGGCCGGCGCCGTGGCCGCCACAGTCGTGGTGGTGGGCGTGATCGCACCCACCACCCGCTGCGGCGCCACCTGTCAGGCTCGGAAGCCCGTCGACGCCGGCCGGCGAGGACGCCATGTTACCCGGTCACCTCCGGAGCCTCGACGTGGGACATCTGCTGGGTCAGATGGGTAGCCCACTCGGCGGCGGCCTCGCCACCGTAGGCGCTGTTCGCGAACACCGGCTCCGCGTTGAGGAGGTCGTCCTCCGCGAGGTCGGTGAAGCTGAGCGCGGCGAGACGTCCGCGGTTGTGCTCGTGGAACGAGGCGATCTCCGTCACCACGTCGGGGGCGAGCGGCTCGCCCGCCTCGTAGTGCTGGATCAGCTGGTGCATCCGGGCGATGGCCGTCTCTTGGGCGTCCGGATCGGGGGCGCCGTGCTCTTCGAGGTGCTCGTTCGCGCGCTTGGCCGCCTCGTAGGCCGCCTCCGGCACCTCGAAGGCGTCCTCGCCGAGCTCGTTCGTGTACTCGGCGGGGATGTCGTTCTGGAGACCCATGTCCGACCAGTAGTCCTCGAAGAACTCCGACATCAGCCGGGAGAGCGCGCGACGCTCGCCCTCCGAGTAGTTCGTTACGGGAGCGTCGCCCTGGCCGTCGTCACCGACGCCGGCGTCGACATCAGGGGACTCGCCGTCGCCCTCGAACGCGAACTGGTCCTGAACGTCCGGACTCTCCTCGTCGACCTGGAGGTCGTCGGCCGCCAGGTCTTCGGGGTCGGCGGCATCGGGAGCCTCGCTGCCGCGCTCGGGGTCGAGGTCGAGGATCTCCTGGCGGATCTCGGGGACACTCGCAAGCTGGAGGGGTTTGCCGCCAGAGGCATCGGACAGCGCCGTGGCCTTCGTCGACATCGTCTCAGCCTCCTCCTGCTGGGTCGGCTCCTCGAGAGACGGCCACTCGACCTCGTAGCTCTTGCCGTCACCGCCCTCGGTCGGAGAGAGGACGCCCCAGTCCAGGAGCCGGTCGATCAGCGGCCGGATGAGCTGCTCCTCGCAGTGCTGGGTCCGGCGCCGGGAGAGGTACTCGTGGTACATCGCGAGGTCCTGCTCGGTCGCCCGCTCGCCAGTCTCGTTCCCGCGGATGATCGACATCGGCATGTCGAGCTTCGCGGAGATGTCCTGATACTGAACGTCGGTGTGGCTCGAGGGGTCGGCGACTGAGGTGTCGAGCTTCTCGATGTTCCCGGTCGTCCGCATGACGCGGTCGACGTTGTGCCGGTAGTTCTCGATGCGCTGGGAGAGATCCTCCCCGTCGTCGTCGAACTTCATCGGGACGCCGTCGGCGTCGGTTGGCGGCGTCACGACGAGCCCCGGCCAGGCGCTGCGCCAGAACATCTCGGCGCTCCCGCCGAGGATCTTCGAGAGGTCGTCGATCCGGTTGTAGATCGACTTATAAACCGAGTCGGAGCGAAGCTCGTCGACGTCGGGCTCCTCGACGACGTGGAGCACTCGGGAGTGGTGGATGTCGATATCGCCGACGTCGTTCCCGAGGTCCACGCGGTAGGTCTCAGGGAGCTGGTAGCGCTCGTCGGTCGGGTCGGTGACGAGCTGCGTGTTGTCCCAGTTGACCCGGCGCTGGTCGTAGACGGCCAGGTAGTTGATGTCGTCCAGGTCCTCGAGACCGCTGTCGTCGACCTCGTTCCCGAGGGAGTTGGGGTCGCCGTCGGTGACGTTCGGGTCGGCGACGCCGATCAGGACGAGCGAGTAGTTGAGGAGGCGGGACCAGCGGTCGGCCGCCCGGAGACGGGCCGTGGGCTTCAGGCGCGTGTAGTCGCCGGCGAGGAACTGCCGGATCTCCGCCTCGAAGTCGGTCTCGTCCTCATCGTCGTCAGCGAGCTCGCCGGCGTCGACGATCTCCGGGGTGTCGCCCCAGCAGTCGGTGACTGGCTTCTCGACGATCGCCTCCGCGATGCCGGGGCCCCGCTGGTACTTGGCGACGTAGTGGCCCTCGTGGAGTTGCTCGGGGTAGCCGAGGACGTCGAAGAGCTGGCGTTCGCCATCGTACTGGTCGCCCTGGTAGCGCAGGTAGTTTCGGAACCCGATGGAGTGCGTGCCGGCGGGCAGGGAGTTCGTCCGGATGCCTTCCGAACCGAACTGGTAGACCTCGCCGGTCGACACTCGTGGACCCTTCGTCGGGCTGATGCCGGTCCCGCTGCCGTTGTCGTCGTCAGAACTCATGTTTGTGGATCACCACGTCGAGGAGATCGTCTGGCGGTCGTCGTCGGAGACCTCACGCCACTGCTCGTCGAACGCCGTCTCGTCCGACGCCGCCCACGCCGCCATCATCGCTGCGTCGAGCAGGTCCGGCGAATGGTCGAGGCGGTCCTTGATGTCGTCCTTCGAGGAGAGCTCGTACACCTCGGCGTCCCGGCTCTTGTAGTAGTTCTCCGAGAACTCGAGCTCGCGAGCACCGACCTTCATCTCCTTTCGGAGGGTGCGCTCCTGGATGACGCCGCCGTCCTCCAACCACCCGCCGAGCAGGTCCATCCCCTCCGACCACTTGTCCTTGTACGTCTCCTTCTGGGTCGGCATCGAGCCGGACTCGAACTTCCCGACCTGGGGGAGCACCTCGTTCAGCTGGTCGTGGATCGAAGAGCCGTGCCCGATGAAGTCGACCGCGATCGGGTGGGGCGCCATCTCGGCGAGGATCCGCTTGAGGGCGGGGCCCTGCTCGGTGTGGTCGGTGCCCCGCTCGTTGTAGTGGATCCGCATGATGTCGTCGTGGACCGTTGCGAGCACCGTCCGGTCCGTGTTCCGGGCGACGTCGATCGCCGAGCCGGTCGGCGCCGGGAGCTCCCAGCCGGACTGGGACTGTTCCTCCTCGAGGATCTGGCCGCGCTCCCAAGCCAGTTCGACCTCCGCGATGCCGAACGGCCGGTGGACGCTCGCGCCGTCCGGCGGCATGATCCCGGCGCGGCGCCGGTACCAGCGCTTCGAGAGGTCGGTCCGGAAGTCGGGGTTGTCCCGGAGGTCCTCATCGTTCTCGAAGACGAGGTCGCCGTTGGTGTCGAGCTTCGGCGCCGAGACGCGGAGCGCCGTGTCGATCCCCGGCCACTCCGAGGCGTTGTACTCGACCCAGTCGTCCTCGAGCTTCGAGATGTCGGCGATGCCGTCGATCTTCGGGGCGTCGATGCTGCCGAGCGACACCTGGACGTTGTGCGCGTCGAACGTGCTGAAGCGGAGGACCTCCCAGTTCGGGTGGTCGTCCATCAGCGGATAGATCGCGTTCGTCTCGTCCTCGGGGGGGTTGGCGATTGCGATGAGGCGGTCCCGCTCGTCGCTCGCGAGCGAGCGCATCGCCTCGATGACGTCTTCGTCGACGGCGTCCTTGTCGGCCTCCTCGATGATGGCGAGGGTGTACGCGCCGTGGACGCCCTCGAGCTCGCCGGCGTCCCTGGGGGAGGAGGCCTCGAAGAAGTGCTCGGGCTCGCCCTCGATCTCGATGCGCTCCGGACGGTGTTTATAAGTGCCGGGGAGCGGGATCCGGGCGTCGCCGTGGAGGCCCTCAACGGGCTTGCAGTACGTCCGCTTCATCTTCCGCTCGGTCCCCGACGTCGCGAACGACACGGCGGGGTACCGGCAGAACAGCCAGACGATGGTGATGGCCGCCAGGACGTAGCTCTTCCCGAGCGAGTTTGCGGAGACGACGAGGACCTGCTTGTTGCTCGCGACGGCACGGCAGATGCGGCGCTGCGCCTCCCCGACGCGGATGTCGAGGTAGTCCTCGATGGCGTCCTCGATCCAGGTCTCGTCGCCGGCGTCGGCCCGCTGCGCGTAGTGGGCGGGGGGATTCGGGACGTCGACGTCGTCGGCAGCGCCGCCGGCGCCGGCGAGGCCCTGGGTGGGGTTACTCCTCGACATCGTCCTCCCCGTGGTAGTCCTTCAGGTTCGACATGAACTGGTCCTCGAGGCTGACGTTCGCCTCGACGCGGTCGGGCTCTCGGTCGACGTGTCCGCGGTCGGCGAGCCAGTCGTTCCACTCGGCAGCGGTCTGGGCCGCCTTCCGGAACTCGCCGTTGTCCATGAGCTCCTCGATCGCCGTCTCGAAGACGGTCGCCGTCGTGGCGTCGACGCGGTGCTCGTCGAGCCCCTCGACGATGTACTCCTGGAGCCGATTCTTGTCCTGGGAGATCTGTCCCTTCGAGACGTCGTATCGGTCGGCTAAACGAGTCGGGCTGACAGCCCGGGGGTGGCCGGCCTTCTCGATGAGTTGGAGGATCTCCGCCCGCCGCTCCGTCCAGTGGTATTCCTCGGGCGGCTTGCTCTCGGGGATGTCGACGGAGCGGTAGTCAACGTCGTTCATGTTTAGCGTGTGAAGTCGTGTAACACTGTTACTCGGCGTTGATCGACGCCTCGAGCTGCCGTTCAGCCTCGGCGACTCGGCGCTCGATCACCTGGCGGTAGGTGTCGGCGTCGATCTCGAAGCCGACGCAGTCCCGTTCGCTGCGGATCGCCGCGACCGCGGTCGATCCCGAGCCCAGGAACGGGTCGAGCACCGCGTCGCCGCGAGTACTCGACTGCTCCAGGAGCGTCTCCAGGAGGCCGACCGGCTTCTCGGTCGGGTGCTCGTTGTCCTGCGAGGAGTGTTTGTGGAGGATGATGTCCGAGAGCGTCCGGTCAAGCGGCCGCGCCGCCGACGTGTCGTGGACGGCGTAGAGAATGAACTCGTGTTGGTAGCCGTACCGGACACCCCCACTGCCGAACGTCGTCTGGTTGTTCGGCGTCGACTTCAACCAGATGACGCAGTTGAGAACCTCAAAGCCAGCGTCCTCGAGGACGTCTCGAAAGTCGTCGTACGTCTTCCAGGAGGCGAACGCGTAGAGGTGGCCATCCT